GTACGACGTGCTAGATCAAATCCAGTAGTCGTTGCCTGTGCAACACCAGCTGCTGTATTTACAGCACCAGCCATAATTTCTTCAGTATTAGCAGAACTAGTGCCTGTAACATAAGCTGCAGGATTAAATTTCTGAGCTCCGCCTTCGCTCATCTGTAATATACCCGCTGCACTTTGTGCTATCGCACCAACACCTTGTAGACCTGTTGCTGTAATCTGTCCAGTAGATATAGAATTACCAAAGCCCTCTGCTGCACCAAATTGCGATAGCTGCAACTGAGATGCTATATCTCCTTTAGCTGCGGCTTTGTATGTTTCGTACTTCTGGTTCTCGATGTTAGCGAGGCCAGTTATGTTAGAGACCTGTTGAAGTCTCTGATTGACAAGGATGGCTTGTGCAGCACCAGAGGCAGATTGGAAACCGCTTGCTACGGCGTTTGCAACCTGTGAACCTCTTACTCCACCGCCAGAAGCAGCAATACCCTGATCAAGCTTTTCTATATTGCCAGCAGCTTCTTCTGCCTCAGCTTTTAGTCTTTTAAAATTGGCTGTGGTTTCGTCAGTTTCTTTTGCAAGCTTAGCAAGAGCTTCCGTGAGGACCTTTGCCTCAGACATTTGAGTCTTCTGCATATCACCAGCTGAGATCTGAACATCTTTACCGCCCCTAGAGATAGTAAACCCACCGCCACGAACATCCTCAGCAACTTGAGCAGCACCAAGCATATTTGATGCTCTGCTGCCAACTTTATATAAGTCATCTTTTCTAGACTGTGGATCGTGGCCAAGAGTTTTTTGAGTACGCATCGCCGCATCGATAGTACCCATCTCGTTTACGGCAGCATTTCTTCTTACTTCTAATTTTCTAAGTTGCTGCATCTTCTCAGGATCCTGAACACCCTCTGCATCGTAGAGGTTTTCACTAACTTGAAGAGCACGTTGCCCCAATGCTGCGATCTTATTTTGAGCAGCACCTTTTCTTTGTTCTAAGACTTCCCATGGCGTACCAACCATAGACATACTAGCATTTTGAGCAGAACTACTTCTGCTTATCTGTCCACTTTGTCCATTGACAGCTCTGTCGGAGTATGAATGTCCAATCTTGCTCTGTGTAAGATCAGAGATACGCTCAATTTGAGCTCTTTCTCTTACGTCAACCTTGCTATTAAGAACATCAAGTCTTGACTGAGCTCTAGCATTCATGCTTTCAAGTTCAGTCTGAGCAGCAGGAGATACACCAAAGTCTATAAGACCTTGACGTTCATCCATCTCGTTCTGAAGTTGTCCAGCTCTAAGGATATCTGTTTCTGATTGAACAGTGGTGCGCTGAGCTCTCCTCTGCAGAGACTCAAAATCCATTCTCTCTGAGGTATTGGGTTTATTACCTTTACCTGATGTGTTTGGTGGACGTGCCATTAGCTACCTTCAAAGTTATCTTCTATGTCCTCGCCAAACGTATCACCGTGGACTTTCTTAGCAGCAGCTAGCTGATCTTCCATCCACTTAATATTGGCAGGATCCTTAGTTGGATCAGGGCGAACTTCCTGTTGGGCAGCTTGAGTTTTAAGAGCCGCTAGCTCTTTTCTCTCTTCTTGCTCAGCCCAGTCAAGGTTAGCTTGATCCTTATCCAACTCTATCTTAACATCTTCTTCCTCAAGACGTTCCTTTGCGGCCTCTTGACGCTCAATACGGTCGTAGAACTCGTATATTAGTTCTTCTAACGTGTATGACAGGAGAATAGGATCTTTGAGTGGACGATTATAGGTACGAGACCACCAGCTCTGAAAGAACAAAAGCAGACTCTTCTCTGTGATTAGATCTGCTCTAGCATTACTGCGAGCTATAGCTCTTATTTGATCTAGGATTGAGGTAGAACTGGAGATGCCGGAGTCGCTTGACTCTCCTGAGCTTTCTTGGCCTTCTCCATCAGGTCTTCTTTCCATTTGTCCTCAACTTCTTGAAGCTTTCTAAAAAGAGCAACAAGTGCATCTTCGTCTTCTATAGTAGCACCGCCACTTGACTGCATCCACCAGTTAGGACCATCAAGGATCTTAGAACGAAGGTTGGAAAGACATATAGCCAAACCTTCAAGTTTGGCTGTTGGTGCTGCAAAGTTACCTAAGAGTCTAGTTTTCTCTAATTCAAGAGCGTGTTTCTGACCAATGTTAAGAGAGCAAAGAACAGTGAACTGTCCGTCATATTTCTTGCCTAGATCTGTCGTAAATTCAAAATTAAAAACTTGCTGTTTCAATGGTAGGTCCATTAGCTCTCCTATAAGTATAGGCTCATTATACCTTAAGCTATATTAGTTTCTGGGGTAATTTGAGGACCGCTAGATGGACCAATGATAGAACCACCGCCGCCACCAGGACTAATTATGTTGGCAATGCCTGAAGAGTTAGCAACTGCATCAAGTGGACCACCCGCAAGAAGTCGACTTTGAATTGAGTCTTTCTTAGCAGTCGTTTGATTTTGGTTAGCAGGAAGTTCAGGTGCACGTTCATCACGGTAGCCAATAGCTTTCCATGAAAGTTGAACTTGAGCTAATGAGTCAACTCTAATATCTTCTGCTCTGCTAGTGATCATAGCTTTATCTGTAAAGAAAAGCAGCTGATCTGTTGCAGAATCGCGAACCTCAATAGTGATGTACTGTTGAAATAAGAAGTTTAGAATGTCTGGTTGCCAGAACAACGTTCCTGCGCTTGTTCCAGGAATATGAAGCGCGCTGATCGTACCTTCACAGGTAAGACGTTGAGGAGCCAGTTCGTATGGAAGATAATCGTCTATTGTGTTTACTTCTACTACGGTAGTGTTAATGCGAAAGCTAAAATCAAAAGCAAAACCAACGAGCTTGCTGTTTATCTTTAACGAGCAACGAGGACCTGAAGCATATTTGGCATTTGGTTTAGTAGACAGAACGCCAGAAATATTGCCGACAACATTGTTGACTAGACTATTTGGTATTGATGGTACGTTATTAAAGCCACTCATTAGAACTGCTGTCCTGTTCCGCTAAAATCTGCTACGAAAGAGTCTTCATCTACATATAGTGCAACGAAATTAAATCTCTGTATCGCCTGTCCTCTCTTAGACATACTAAAATCAGCTTGTGTGATTCTGCAGTTGCGAATGTTAGCAACACCAAGGACATCGTTAACCTCTAGATTATTGCCTGTCAGAGCGCCACTGAGTGCTTGTATTTGAGCCTGCAGTTGGTCTGCAACTGAAGCACCTACAGCGCCGTGCGTTGCAATCTTCTGGTAGACTTGAATGTCAAAAGTAGTTCCGTTGGCAAACTTACTGGGATCCAAGGACTCATCTGCCCTGCCATCGTTTCCGATGCCAGAGAGGTTTCCTAAACCGCCCCACTTATTTGCCCAATTACCAACTCCATTACCGGCATCATTAGTGGCCACGCCATTGATCTTATGCCCGCCAATATTCTCATTGGCATCCTTAACATAGCGAATTATAGTGAAACTGCCGGATACGTTATAGCCAAGGGGTTCAACTGAAGTGCCCTCGTACATACCTAAGACTTTAGGAGTTTGAGTTAAAACTTGAACTGAGTAAGAAAAGTCTGAGCAGAATGCCATAGTCTTGCCGTTCAGCTTGATCTTAGCATTTGCGCCAGTAATGAAGAAGGGACGTATGCCTGCCATTGAGTTATTATACTATGCTCTAAGTCAAATAAAAAAGGCGCTATAAGCGCCTTCTTTACGTATACTTTTGAATAGGATATTACGAAAGATCAGTATCACCCGAGTGCGAAACAACGAACGAATCGTCGTCTGCCAAGATGCCTACGAAATCTAAACGATCAACCAAGATACCGCGCTTGTTCAGCGATGCACTCTTGCGAGTGAAACGGCAGTCGATGATGTTAATGAATTCAGTAAGAGCGATGGTACCAGGAGCAGTTCCTGTAGCAGCGCTTGATTCTTGCTTCTGATATACAGCCAAATCCCAAGTTTGCGAGAATAGGATGTTACCTGGATTTATGTGGTCAGATGCGATTCCGCCAACAGAACCCATATTAACTTCGCCAAGGCCGTTACCGTTTGTAGCAGTTCCAGGCATTTGGTTTGTATGAGCAACAGCTGTGTAACGAACAACCGACAAGGATCCAGCAACAGAGTAGTTGACAGGTTCATTTGTCACTGCTTCGTAACGACCCATTGTTTCAATAGGGATAGTATCTACAGATACTTGATAAGACACATCAGAGCAGTAAGCAAATGTCTTGCCGCCTACTAAGATTTTGGCATTCGCGCCAGTTATAAATGATGGTTTCTGAGAAGCCATTCTAATTCCTTTTGGTCTTGTGGTTGACCAATACCTTCCATTTTTTTAGGCAATCACTATGATAACCCAGAAGATACTATACCGTATTTTAGCTTAAGCTCCACTGTCCATTTTTAGACAGTTTAGCAGACTCAGTTTTCTTAGTCTCAGGCTCATGAACCGTATGTTCAGTCATGCCAGGTTTCATAGCTTCAACGCCAGAGGTAGCACGAGCTACTTCCATTGTACTTCTATGACGACTAGCCCTTACAGGCTTTTCGTTAGCGCCCATAGGTTTTACAGAGGCTTTGGGTTTATTAACTGGAGTTGTAGGCATGCCTTTTTCAGCTCTAGCTGCTTTAAGGAGTTCTTCAAGTTTTACACGTAGCTTTTCCATCTATATCCCAAAAGAAAAGGGAGCATCAGCTCCCTTATTGTTACGCAGTTTGACTTGCGCGTTGCAGAGTAATTTGTTCCAAGATGAAGTCGATACCTTCAACAAGCTTAACAGTAACAGAGATGTTAACAACATTTCCGTTGATTTGTACGACAAGTGATTTATATCCGCTCTTAGCGTCGGAAGTACTTACGGTGATACCTTGAGCGAGATAAGTCGACAAGATAGCTCCTGCAGTAGTTGCGATCTCAGAGGCAGAGACCGTGTTCTTCAGTCCAACATAGATATTCTCAAGTTG